AAGATGATACCTGAACAAAGTGAGGAAAGAAGCAGGGTTATTAACACACAAAGAGACAATTTTTACATCAACCAAGCTAATCAACACAGAAATTCAGCTAGATAGTTTGCTTGACAAGAAAAAAATGGTATAATTGTATTATTAAAATAACTTAATCGGTGGGGAATAAATAAAAATGGCAGCAGTAGATAATTGTAAATATTCAAACATATCAGCATCAGCAGCAGTAAAGTCGGCATCTGGAACATTATATGGAATTGTAGTTAATTCCCATACAAGTGGGACATTAAAATTGTGGGATAACACAGCAGGTTCAGGAACAGTAATTTTTAATACAATTACTTTTGCTTCTGGTCCTAATTTTATCTCATTCCCACAAGGCATTTCATTCAATACAGGATTATATGCAACAATAGGTGGTACAGCAGATATTACAATTCTTTATTTTTAACTAAAATCAATCGGTGGATTGATACATGGAAAATGAAAATGAGATAGCAAGTTTAGTTCGTAAATTAGAACAAGACTATACAAGTGGAACTACTCAAATATCTAAATATGTAGATTTCTCTTTACATGAGAACATAGAAAAGATAGACGCTTACCTAAACTCAAAGCACACTTCAGGTAATACTGATAGTAAGGGTAGAGAAAAACCTTTCTTCAATATTGTAACTGCAGCAGTTAATATCTGGTATCGTGCAACTGATATTGATAGAAAGGACATAAGAATTAAACCAACTAAGAGTCAAGACACTATTGGGGCTTTGTTAGCAAATGTCCATCTACAAGATTGGATGAGAAAAAGTAAGTTCGGTAAGTTCCTTAATGATTGGGGACTTTGCCTAGCTCGTTATGGTTCTGCGGTAATCAAATTCGTAGAAAGTGATGGCTTATTAAATGTTAAAGTAATTCCATGGAATAGACTTATTGTTGATGCAGTTGATTTTGACGCTAATCCTAAGATAGAAAAACTATATTTTACTCCAGCTCAATTAAAGCAACAAACATCTTATGACCAAAAGGTGATTGAAGGCTTACTAGAAGCTCATACAACTAGAAAGACAATGGGTGGCTCTAATAAAGACACTAATAATGAGTTTATAGAAGTGTATGAAGTGCATGGTTTACTTCCTTTGGAGTATCTAACTGGTAAAGAAAAAGATTCTGATACCTATGTTCAACAAATGCACGTCATCTCTTTTATGGCTTCAAAAGCTAAAGGTAAATTTGATGACTTTACTTTATACAAGGGCAAGGAAGCTAAAGACCCTTACATGATAACTCATTTAATTCCTGAAGATGGTAGGTCAATGGCTATCGGTGCAGTGGAGCATTTGTTTGAAGCACAATGGATGACAAACCATTCTGTAAAGGCTATTAAAGACCAACTTGACCTTGCTTCAAAACTTATTTTTCAGACCTCAGACTCAAACTTTGTAGGATTAAATGCCCTCAATTCAATAGATACTGGAGATATTTTGATTCACGGAGACAATAAGCCATTAACTCAAATAGCAAATAACTCTCATGATATAACCTCACTTCAGTCCTTTGCTTCTCAATGGAAATCTCTAGGTAATGAAATCACTGGTATTAGCGAATCAATGCTAGGTAATAACCCACCATCAGGTACAGCGTGGAGACAAACAGAAGCCCTATTGCAGGAATCTCATTCTTTATTTGAGATAATGATGGAAAATAAAGGATTAGACATTGAAGAAATGCTACGAGAATATGTGATTCCTTTCTTAAAAAAGAAAATGAACACTAAAGATGAAGTGGTTGCTACACTTGCAGACTATGATATAAGACGAATAGAAGGTATTTATATTAAGAATCAAGCTATTCGCCAAGCAAATAATATAGTAAAAGAGCAAATACTTAATGGAGAAATAGCACAACCTCAAGACCTCACTCAGATTGAAGCAGATATACAAAATCAACTTAACCAATTCGGTAATAATCGCTTCTTCAAGCCTTCAGAATTAGATGATAAAACTTGGAAGGAAGTATTTAAAGACTTGGAATGGGATGTAGAAGTGGAAGTTACAGGAGAAAATAGTAATAAACAAGTTGCTCTTACTACTCTAACCACAGCATTTAAGACAATCGCAAGTCTAGCAGGTAGACCAATGTCTCCTGATGAGAAGTTAGTATTCAACAAGATACTTCAAGAAACAGGTGTAATCTCTCCACTAGAAATGTCACAGACTACACCCCCAACACAACCAATGAACCCTGTTGCCCCAGCGGTGGGTAAGGTCGGAACAGGATTGGAAAAATTAGCAGAAGTAGCACAGAAATAAAATGCCATTAAAATCAGGTAAAAAGAATATTGGCTATAATATAAGAGAATTAAAAGCTGATAATAAGAAATCTGGTAAAGCTCGAGGTGCAGGTGGTAAACCTCGTTCAATGAAACAGATATTAGCCATCGCATTATCAAAGGCTAAAGCAAAAAAATAAAATGGATAAAGAAATGAGAATTACAGACGAAGAGTTGAATTTAATCAAGACAACTTTCGCCGAAAACGATACACTACTTAAACTAATACGCAAGATATTTCTACCAGAACTATCTGCTTATGCACCAATAGGACAGAATTTTGACCTATGGATGACTTTAAAGATAGAAGATATAAGTCCTGAAGAGGCTCTTATCAACATTAAGGCTAGAAATATCTTAATTAGTCACGTTGAACAGTGTTTGTTGCAATTAAAGCTCTTAGCTGGTAAGAAAACAGAGTCAGTAGAGCAGACAAAAGAGAAGTTGAAAAAAGATTCAAGCAAATAATTTGCTTGACATTATTAAAAATGTTATAATTAAATAAATTGGTCTTGTTTTAAGACCTTAAACTAATCCTATGAATGAAGAAAACAATGTTCAAGCTGAGAACTCAACACAGCAAGAGGAAGAAGTCCTTGAAACTTCACACGAAGAAACTAATTATGAGCAAGAAACAAGTGAAAATACAGAAGAGCTTAAAGCTCGTTTGGAAAAAGCTGAAGAGCTTGCTAAGAATTACAAAATTCGTGCAGAAAAGGCAGAAAAAGCTAATAAGACGAAAGTTGAGGTAGCTTCTAAGCCACAGTCTAATGGAGATTTATCTTCAAAAGACTTATACGCTTTAATGGAAGCGAAGGTTGCACAAGATGATATTGATGAGGTCATAGAATATGCTAACCTCAAGAAAATATCAGTAAGTGAAGCCCTAAAATCCAATGTAGTAAAAAGTATCTTGTCTGATAAGGCAGAGCAACGCAGAACAGCAAACGCAACTAATGTGAGTGCTAACAGGCGAAGTTCGGGCAAAGTATCTGACGAAGCTCTCGTAGAGAACTTTAAGAAAGGTATAGCCCCTGAATCAGATGAAGATATTATGAGATTAGTCCAAGCAAGGACAAAGAAATAAAATAATCGGTGGATTATAAGTTCTTTGATAATTTTATAGGTATTGATTAGTTAAAGATAGTTTTCTCTGTATATTTGTGCTATAATAGTGTTATGCCAAAAGGTATATACTACCACAAAATACATAAAGGAATGTTTAAGAAAGGAGTTAATCCTTACAATAAAGGACAAAAACTCTCAAAAGAACATAAAGATAAAATTTCTAAATCTAATTTAGGAAAAACTTATTCATTAAAAGTCAAAAAACGAATGAGTGATGGACAGAAACTTCGCTTCACTAAAATGTCTTCTTGGAATAAAGGATTAGGTAAGAAACAATATAATTGTTTCTATTGTAGGAAAGATTTTATCTCTCAAATAAAAAATAGAAAATATTGTTCTCAATCTTGTTATATAAAAGCTAATTCAGGAGAAAATAATTACAGATCTATAAAGGATAGAAGTAAAGTTAAATTAGACACAGAACGAGGTGGAACATTACATAAAGAATGGAGTAAGGCAGTAAAAAATAGAGATAGTTGGAAATGTAAAATAAATAACTCAGAATGTATTGGTAAAGTAATTGCTCATCATATTATGTCTTGGAAAGACTATCCCGAATTTAGATATATTGTTAGTAATGGAATAACTTTGTGTAAAAAACATCATCCATTAAAAAGAGTAGAAGAATTAAAAAATATTCCAATATTTAAATCTTTAGTTAATTAATACCTATAAAAACTTCAAAGATTAATCCCCTGATAATATAATTAATAAAATTATTAGGTAATAAATTGGCAAACACAATAGGTACACAAGTATGGCGTGAAAAATACGCAAAAGCTACCCTTGAGAACGCTCTTCGCAACAACCTTGTTGCAGAGGCTATCTGTAAGGTAGACCGTTCAGACGCAAAGGTTATTAAGTCTCCTTACATGACAGCTCCAACAGTTACTGTTCAAGCTCTCGCAGGAACTTACTCACCAGCAGACTTTACAACTACAAACGATACTCTAACAGTAGGTTATGAGTTTATTGTTTCAGAACACATAATGGATTTCCAATCAACACTCGCAGACTTTGATTTGTTTGCTGGTAGAATGGATGACATGATGGCTAATGTTGCTATCACCATTGACCAGTATGTTGTAAACAAACTAACTGACGATGCAACAGGTGCATACACTACACCAGCAGGAGGCTTCACAACAGCAGCTAACATTAACCAAATTTTTGGTGATTTGATTGCAAAAGTTGCTGGTTACTCAGAGGCTTACTTCGGTAATATGTTCGTAGTTGTTGAGAACACAGACCTTCCAGGTCTATTGGTTGCAGGTGCAACTAATGGTTTCAATCAAGCTGATTCAGTTCTAAAGAATGGTCAGGTTGGTCGTTGGATGGGCGTAGACATTTATGTTGTACGCACAGGCACATTTACTAACACAGATATTGGAGACCACACAGACCAAAATTCAGGACACAGAGTGTTCGGAGTTAAGGGTGTTGCGACTTATGCAGCTCCTCGTGGTATTCAATATGAAGAGAAAGGCGTAACAGGTAAGACAGGTAAGGAAATTGTTGTTTATGGTTACTGTGGCTTTAAGCTATGGACACCAAAGACAGCTTTAGTAGTTGATATTACACTAGCGTAATATCAAGTTTCCCACTTTTTGTGGGGAGCTTAGAGTAAGTAGTTTTTCCCACCGATTGACTATTTGCTCTAAAATCCCCATAAGAAGATTATAAAATAATTGGGCGAAAGCCCCACAGAAATATATGCAATTAAGAGGAACAGACATAGTAGTAGATAAAATAAGAGCAAGAAAAAATATTATTTCTGGTAGCGGAGCTACTGCCTCCTTGAGTGAAGCTGATTCAGGTTCACTTGTCCTTATGGATAGAGCAGCAGGTATAGTCTTCACACTACCAGCAGCGTGTAAAATTGGTACAAAATACGAATTTGTCGCAACAACTTCAGTAACATCTAACGCTTATAAAGTTATAACTGGTGCAGGAACAGAATTACTAATAGGAACTTTAGCTTCTGTAGACACAGATACATCAGATGCTATGGCAGGATTTAGTGGTAATGGTTCAACACATATAGCTGTAAGTGCTAATGGTTCTACAACTGGTGGACTTATTGGTTCAAAGTGGTGTTTTGAAAAAGTGTCAAGCACACAATGGCAAGTAAGTGGAACTAATCGTGGTTCAGGAACAGTAGCAACTCCATTCGCAACTTCATAGTGTCTTAACTCACTTCCCTTACAGGGAGTGGGATTAGGACATTAAAAATTAAGAAAATAAAATGACAATAACTGAAATATTAACTTTAATAAGTGAACGAACAAATACTCAAAATAGTTCCACTAGTAGTTATCCAACTACATCTAAGACACGAGATATTAACTTAGCTTTAGATAATTATTTCATACTAGCAAATCAAAGTGCAGGTAATTGGCGACCTGCTGATGATACTAACTTAACAGACTATCCAGTTGTTTATGCTGATATTGTTTCTAGCCAGCAAGATTATTCATTTACCACTGACGAAAATGGTAACCAAATTTTAGATATTTATAAAGTAAGAATAAAAGATGCTAATGGTAATTGGACTACACTCACACAAATAGACCAAAATGACATAACTGACACAGAATTAAGCACAACTTCAACAGGTATTCCTACTAAATATTACTTAACAGCAAATGGTATATTTTTAGTTCAATCTCCTAACTTTAGTAGAACAGATGGTCTTGAAATATGGGTAAATAGAACTCCATATCATTTTACTTCTAGTGATGTTTCAACAGGAACAAAGGTAGCAGGTATTCCTTGGACACACCACGAATATTTAGCACTTCGCCCATCTTATTTTTATTGTTTGGCTAAAGGATTATCTCAGGCAAGTGATTATAGAGTTCAACTTTACGGAGTAGATGGTAAAGGAGGTATGGAAGATATGATTAAAAGATATTATGCAAATCGAAACAGAGCAGTAAGAAAACAATTAAAAGCTAATGTGGAGTCTAGTAAATAATGCCTATTACACCAATAAACAAAGCAAAAAATACTATTACACCAAATAATAAGAATAAAGGTGGCTATGCTTATTGGGGAGATGATATTGTTACTTGGG